ATTTTCATTATACAGCCTCCGCTTCTTCAGCCGCCGCCTTTCGCTTTGCTGCCTCTTTTGCAAGGCGACCTACGTGCGAGAGGATGGTGAACTCTGCAACATCTTCCCAAGTATTCTTATCGACCATTGCGAGATCAGCGACCTTCAGTACGGTACGCAGACTCAGTTCAGTCAAGTACTCCACGTTGTCGTAAACCCAATTTACTACCGCGTCCTCAAGCTCCTTGCCCAGGTTGCGGTCGTCAAGCATACCCTCGCCTACAACCTGCTTAACCCGCAAAAGCTGTTCGCGTCGTGAGTCAAGGCAGAGGTCAAGGTAGTGTACGCGAGACATGATCGCTTCCAAGTGAGCGGCGATCTTGCGGTTGCGAACGTTGTCGAACTTCAAGTTGGTGAGGAAGATGATGCTGCCCTCAAACTCAAAGTCATTCGGAATGTCTTCGTTACCGCCGTCGGCAGCACCGCGAAGTGCGTTCGATTCCTTCATCCAGCAAATCTTACGCTTCTTCTTCGTATCCATTGCAGCCTTCAGAAGGTTCAACTGGTCCTGATCCCAGAGTGCAGCGTCACAGTCGTCAAAAATCAGAACGTTGCCTTCTTTGCGGTTTTCCCAGAGTCGGATGTAGAGGCCGATCGGTGAAGTACCACCAGTGATGATGTCGTACTTCTCATTGCCAGGGCCCAACTGCAGGACACGCGGCATGTTCATGCGCTCAACAGTCGTCTCAACACCGTAGGATTTACCTACGCCTGCTGGACCTGAAATAATCAGTGCGCGAATGTCGTTCTTTTGAGCCGCTGCGGTCAGCGTCTCGATGAATTTGAAAGTTTTGCTGATGCGAGCAATGGTCTCTTCGTCAGTCTCGACGAACTCAGGCTCAACTTCTTTCTCAGCATGGATGCCTTTGGCTGCGGTAAACGTGCCTGCAAGTTCGCCAGTCTGCTCAAACTTGTCCTCGTCTACCTTGATGGCAATTTTAGCACCTTCTTCGGCGCCGTCCAGTGAGCCGTTGTTGATGACGCGGATGAAGCCGCCTTTAGCGCCGTCCTTCCAGTCCTGAACAAGTGCGAAGTCGCCGTTCAGTTCGGTTACTTCCTGGCCTCGGTACGTGCCTTCAAGAATCGTTACTTTTGCAGTCATTGTGTGTAGCCCTTGCTTGATTGTGTGTTTGGGTTAGTGTTTCCTAACTCTCAAATATAATTATACGCACCTATACAGGAAAATCAAGTGAAAGGACTACCTAAATACCCAATAAAATCAAGCACTTAGCATCTTTTTCACTATTTCTAATGAAAACAAGCACTTATAGTGGAATTAATTTTTCTGTAAGTTATTGATTTATATGGTGGCGTCGTCAAGGCCCGCGACACGTAGCTTCACAATGTTGTTTAGCTGAAAGTTCTTGGCTTCGAGGGCTTTGTGCAGCCCGATCCATTTATTTCTTAAGAGCGCAAACTCATTTATGAGGATCGCCATGCTGATTACCTCTCCATCACCGTCAGCATATGTGCCTGCATCTCGAGAACTGAGTGCGCGATCATGGTGTTCTAGGTATTTACTAAATGCGTCAGTGCGAAGTTGGCGTAATTTGATATTTAAGTATTCGAGAATTGCCTCGATCTCCTGAAGCTGATTATAACGATGCTCAACCACACCAGGAATTTCCGCAGACAAACGTTCAAGCGGCTTTCCTTTAAGGCTGAGATCCTTAATTCTAGCATCTGCCAGTTCTGCATCGAAATATTCGATGCAGTCTGGCAAATTTCCTAGATCCTTCGCTACTTTATTGTACCACATCTTTCTTTACTACATGACTGATACCATTTCTCATAGCCCGCGCAAACATAACTGCCCGTGTTCCCTGATTTGGGAAGCGACGTGTCAGTTGCATTGCTCTCGGAGCTACGTTAAGGTGGTCAATCAGGAGTTGATGCAAGTTTGTAATAGTAGCTGGATCAGTAATCTCTATTTGGAGATCAGTGTCGGTTGGAAGTGCTTCCAAAATCAAGTCCATTGCGGCCAATGATTTGTCTGCATCTTCCAATTCGATTTTTTCGATCAAATTTTCTATTAATACTTTCATTAGTAATCCTCATACTCGACGTCTTCATCATAAAGATCGCCTATTTGTGTTTTGATAGCGGCAGTCAGTTCGTTGTCCAGATCCTCATGATGTTCAAGTTCATCTAAAACACCAAATTCATCACAGACCGCAATAACAGCGTCCGCTGCATCAAGTCTATCCTTAGCTGGTATTAGAGGTTTGATCCTCGACCATAGCTCTATAATGAATTCGTCTCTCATTTAACTTTCCTGTTCTTCTTCAATTATTTCAAGATCAACAAGGTCTTCTGCGCTGATTTTGTCTGCAATATTATATGCTGCGGCTTTCTTGATCTTATTAAATTCAAGCATAATACGATCTAGTCCGCCATTTTCATTCTTGTTCCATGCTTTCTTGAACATTTTGATTTTTTCACCATCAACAGGAGACACATAAGTATAACTATTGCCTTCCTTAGTGAGAATTTCCATTTCCAAGAACATATCGAACAAGCCTGAGTACGGATCCATACCTGTATCATATGGAATGTGTACTTGCACACTCTCAAAAGGTTTAGCGTAGCGTGATTTTACTACTTTACAGCCTGCGCGTATGCCTTTTACTTGTGTGATCTTGTTTCCGTCAGCATCTTCCTTCAACTTCATTTTTTTCATTGCTACTACAATAGAACTAGCAAAAATTACACCCATACCACCACTAATTTTATCATCAGGGTCAAACATATCCTGAGAAGCATACGTGTGGTTGGTTGCAACAAAGCCAATATTCCACTGTGCAATCCTATTTACCGTTTGTCGGATAAGTGCGGTCAAAGACTTGGCTTTACGACCTAAATCACCCTTCATATCAGCTCTATCAAACTGTGCGACTCCTGTAGGCGTATCCAACATGCCCAAAGAGTCCACAACAAACAAAACTTTTGGACGATTCTCATGTTCTTCGTTCGCATAGTCAGTTTCATATTGTTTAATGAAAGCAGATAGGACACCTGCTACGTCATCTACCATCGAAACACCATATCGCTGCATTTTCTCAGGACTAGTGTCTACGCCAATAGCTTTCAGCCATTCTTCGTCAAGTGCATTCTCAGAATCGAGAATGACTACGTAAATGCCTTGCTCTTGCGCGTTTCGTACTAGGTTTCCTGCTGCAATGTAGCTTTTTCCTGCGCCAGATTCGCCTGCAAAGCAAGTAACTTTGCCTAGGGGAATTCCTGCATTAAAATCGCCTGAAATAAGGTAGTTGAGAGTGTAGTTACCCGTACTTACCCAAGTATCAGGGTCACTAAATCCAGCAGAGATGCCTTTGATTGATTTTGTAATACCTTTCCGAAATTTATCGGGGTCAAATGGCTTAACCATAATTATTATTCTCCAGTTATAATAAAGGGGCGGTTTCCCGCCCCAATATATTAGTTGTTAGCGCGAGCGCGAATCTTTTCAAGAATAGCTTGAGCCGATGTGCTTGATACCGCTTCTGGCGCACTTGCCTCAACTTTCTCTACTACAACTTCTTCAACCACTTCGACTGTAGGCTCTTCGTCCTCATCGTCTGCATCAGCCTGTGCTTGTGCTTGCTCTACGAGCTTTTTAGCACCTGCTAGGTCTGCTGTTCCTGGTTTTGCTGCAGATACCTTAGCTGCGAGTTCAACTGTCTTGTTTTCGGTTGTTTCTGTTGTGTTCTCAGTGTCACCTTCCCACTCTAGACCCCAAGGGCGGTAGTACTTAGCCCACTTCTCTGGATCATAAAGTTCGCCTGCTAGTGATGCTTCGAACATTTCAAAAATTGCGTTCAGGCCTTCTGGAGTTGGACGCTTAGGCATCCAATCATTAAGGGCAAATAATCCAAACTTCTCGATTGCTTCCAACTGCTCAACAGTCAAGCCTGTCTCACGACGACTCCACTTAGATGTGCTGTAATCGTTGTAGTTGCCTTTCTTTGTGCGTGTGATACGAAAATCAACGCCGTTAATGTAGTCAACTGGATTAGCAGTCATATCAGGATCCAACAGAGAGTCTTTAACAATGTTAAAGATTTGTGGACCAAGATTGAATCTGCGAATTGGGTTTTCAGGCGCGTCTGCTGCGTCTTCTGCAATCGGGTTATCATTTACAAAGCCCTGTAGAATGAATGTGCGCTTCTTCCAGTATTGCTTCGCCAAATCTTCCAAGGAAGGATCCTTGAACATTGCGCGTAGCTCTGTATGAACTGGGCAAGTGTCGCCCCACATTTCAATACAAGGTACTTTTAGTGTTACTTCTTTATTTTCATCACCACCCAATACGCCTGGGAACTTCAGATTGATTAGCTGACGCTCTTTCCAGAAAAATGGGTTGTCTTCGTCCTCTCCACCGTCAGGCAGGAAGCGAAGTTCTACTGATGAATTTACGTCTATATTCCAGAACGGATAAACGAGTGATTGGCTGTAAGCCTTTGTGTTGCCGCTGCCCTTCTGTTCTTCCAGGGCTTTTAGTTTTTCTCTAATTTCTTGTAAAGTAGCCATAATGAATTCTCCTTAATGTTATAGTTTTAATTATTAGCCAAAATGCGTACCATGTTTTGAACTCGCCATAAGTGCATTATTCTTATTTTGAGGCGAACGCATATTATGTCGTACATTATACACGTTCTTCAATTATCTGTCAACGTTTTATTAACAGACAATATTATTTATCTTTTCTTTAGGATATAGCCGTATTTTTAGACGTAGCCTTCTCCACCACATTTTTGACATTCATCATCATCAAAAATGCTGTCTTGTGCTTTTCCAGTACCGTCACAATCGGGACAATCATCCATAAAATCTTCAGGATCAACTCTGCCACTACCAGCTTTCTCAGCATCACTTTCTGCAAGTCCTGCTAGTTTACGCATACGAGCATCCATCTCATACATCTTTGCAGGATCTTCTTCACCTATGTCATGTACTCCACCTGCAGGATCTACCCACTTGCAGTCAGGACAAGGTTGTACGTCATCTCTATTATAATTGAAATCCTCACGCGAGTCTTTTCCTGCTACAACTTCGCCCCAGCCGTGACACGTTGGACAATCTTCATCCTCATAACTGTGCCATTCACCTTCGTCATCCTTCCATCCTGGGCGGTTAGGCTCATCACGGAAATCTTCGTTTACTTGAAGTTGGTATCCACAACGATCACATTGCTTTGCAGGGCCATACATAGTATCTCCCAAGTGCATTGTACCCTTGCGACAACGAACACACTTTTCGCCTTCGCTTTCGCCTAGACCTTTGTATCGACCCTTGCCTTTATACATATCATCTAGGTCACTACAATCATCTTCGTGTCCACCTTCAACGCCACACTCTGGGCATGTTTCGTATTCAATCTCAGCTTCGAAAATGTCTTCATGCTCAAGCATTTTGATCTTTAGTGCAAAACCCTCCATTACACGATCAAATGAACCACACTCACAAACTGTACAACCACAGTCATCGCACTCTGTTTCTTCTGTTTCCTGAACAGTAGCATTCTCTAGTACGTTACGTACTACAGTCTTTTCAAATTCGTTGATCTTTTGTCCTTCAATAAGCTTGCCTGCAACACCCTTAACAAATGTTTGTAGCTCACCTGTTTCAACCATGCGATTTGCAACACGCTTGATCTTATAGCCGACTTTCTGTATAGGATTATCGAATTCCATAATGTCATCTTCAGCGAGTTCTTCTTTCTCATGCATAAAGATTGTTTGGGTGCTTGCTTCAATTAGCGCATTGCGCCATGCTTGTTTTTCGTTCATTAGTTTTCTCACTAGTGGTAGGGTGTCGCCAAGTTTCTCGTCAAATTTCTTGACTGTAAACATATCCTGTAAATCAGTTACGTCGTCTTCTTCAAGCACATCAACTTCTCTCGCAGCGATTGTTTCACTCATGCTGCTATATGTTGTTGCCCCTGTCAAACCATGTAGCTCTCTGCGCAACACGGAAATGTTTTCCTTGACAGTCTTTACAACGTCCTGATTCTCTTCGTTCATTAGTTTATTGGTGCGCGCATAACGCACAAATTCGTTAAGCTTAAGGATGCTCCCAACAGTTTCGACAATATAAGCGCCAATAGTATCACCAAATTCGCCGCCCTCATACATGTGGCGTGCCATAGCTCGCGCACCAACCAAGTTGTTGTATGGGAAATGTGTGCGTTCGCCGCCCTGCTCTAGGAAAATAGCTTGAATTTGACGACTACGTGCGCCACGCTTCTCCTCTGCAACAGGCTTACGATGACGAACAATTAGTTTAACTGATTCGAGTGTTTGATAGCTTGTCTTCTTACTTCCTTTCATACGTGATAGGGATGCTTCTACAATCTGATCTTCATTCATGCTATCGCCTTTGTATTTTTGTGCTTGATATGCAAAATCCTTAGGAGTGATTTCCTTGCCGAAAATCTTAATTTGAGTATTGAGTAGATTTTGCTTGGCTAGGTTCTTTAGTTGCTTCAATACACTTTCAAGCTCGTCAAGTGTAACGCGACTATTTTTATTAATTTTAACTTCGGCGTTTTCTTCATCAAGTGTCACCATGAAATTTGGCTTTTTGACGTAAAAACGGCGACCATCTGACGGTACAGATGTGTCCATGCCATCAATAGTAAACATGGATAGGTTGTATCCAAATCCCTTAATGATTGCAAAGATTTTCTCTGCTACTTTGTCGTAGTTTATCATAAATACTCCTAATAGCAGTATTTATCTAAAAGCCGCTAAAGTAAGAGCATTGGGAGGGGCTCGTCGTAATCCTCCTCAAACCTGCCCGCTACACCACTATTAATGTGGCCTTCAAGCTGGTCGTCCCAGGTTGCGATGTGTTGTACCATGCGTACATTGAGTAGCATAGCTGAAATTAGGTCATCAGTTTCACCAGTTGATGCCTCATAGTTATTGCCCTTGGCAATGAAGTACTTGAGTTCGTGAATAAGATTGCGGCTGCGGATTTCTAGCTTTTCTCCCTCGACCAGTCCCTTGAATTTTGAACAAGCTTCTAACTTAGTGCGGTGCGTTGTATTGTAGCCCTTGCGATTTTTAACACCCAAGTGTCTGTTAGGATCATGCATGAATGTTCCTGGGAATCTGTCTTCACCTGTGTCACGTATAACAACAAGGCAAGCTTCACCTAGCGTATTGTTTTCTACAGTCCAATAAATATCAGACTTAGGTGCATGATGTTGAATCTCTAGCAAGATGCCGCGAAGAATCTTGATTTGATCTTCAACAATGCTGTGGTTGTGCTGCCACTCACCAATTTGTCGCATTTCAGGTAGTTGCAATACCTGAATAGCCGCATTATCGCCGCCTGTGCCCATGCTAGGATCTAGCGCAACACAATAAGATTTGCCATCTCTGATCTTGTCATACCAGCGCACTTGACCTGACTTACGGATTGGTTGTTGGCCGTTCTCACTAAGAAACGCAAGCTTCGCAGAGGCAATAAGTGTTTCTTGGAATGAAATAAACTGACATTCATGCTCACGTTTGAATTGATCGTCACTTGTCTTGGATCGTTCTTGCCTTGCCCACTCCTCGTCACGATCAGGATGTGCTTCCCATGTAGCAAAGTAGCCCATGAAGCCGTTTGCGCCTTCGCCGCTCTCACGCTCGTTGCCAAATTCGTCAATCTTATTCTGAGACTCAAACCAAATTTCTGCAAACTGGTCATCGTCAACGTTAGGAGTAGAAGTAATAATACATTTACCACCTGTTGATAGTGTAGGTGATAGGGAAGTCCAGAATTCCTTTGCAACGTTCGGTGATACGAAGGCAAACTCGTCCAAGTATACAAGTGATAGAGAAAGACCACGACCTGTAGTTGGTGTCGTCGCCTGGGATAGAATTCTTGAACCGTTGTCAAATGCTAGACTTTGTTTGTTGTATTCAGCAACACCAGCACGAATATGATCGGGTAGTTCTTCATAGCAGAAACGAATACGCTGCATAATTTCTGTTGCACCGTCGCGTTTATGTGCTGCTACAAGAATAGTAGAATCGGGCATGAACATTGCATACCAAAGTAGATAGCCGGCCGCTAGTGTTGTCTTACCTAACTGTCGACCAATCATAGCAATAGAGTATCTATGCTGATTGTATACGTCACATAGCTCTCGCTGATAATCAAATGGCTTAAATTGTACGCGACCCTTAGTTGGGTGCTGAATCATCATAAAGTTTTCCATGAAATACATGGGACCAGTAATACGGTCTGTACACTTCGCCAGTTGGTCTGCCATTTCTGGCGTATACTTAACTTTGGCGTGTGCCTTTTTAATTAATTCTAAGTCTAATTGAGCCATACTTGTATTTAGCAGGTAGAAACAGGGCCGAGGCCCCGTTTTACTTACATTCCTTGTATTGTTTACTTCCTGCGATACCTACGGTATGAAAGCTTCATGCTTTCGTAAATAGGATCTTCTTTGTCTACAGAAGCCATCGGTGTGCGCATTGGATTGTCACCATGCTTCGCACCTGCAGGGCCAAGTTCACGCGCTGGACTGCTTGTTGCGCCACCTGGGAATAGGTCCTGACCATCAATAAATGCACGATCATCATAACCATTTTGTACATCGTCAGTTAGGCCGTGTGCTACTGAGAAGTCCCTGCCCTGTTCAAAGCCTTGCTTTGAAAGTTCAGCGCATACTTCGTCATTACGCTCAACAGGAACTAGAATTTCATCATGAGGGCCGAAGTCTAGCTCTGCACCCAAAATATCAGCCATTAAGTAGTATGCCCTTTCATCATTGATCTCATACCCAATTACACCTGATACATCAGGACTGTTCTCAAAGCCTTCATCAACTTCTACTTCTTCGTCTTCGCCGTCTGCTGCATCATCTCCGTCAACAATATCTTTCTCTTCTAGTTGCTCAAGACCTGCAAGCCTACGTAGCTCATTCATTTCATACATACCGCCTGGGCCTCCAAATAGATTGTCAAAATCATCGTTAAAATCATATGTTTCGTAATCTTCGTCGTCACCAACGTCAATGATACGCTCATCGTCTTCGCTGCTGAACTTCTCATCGTCGTCTGGTCCTTGCTCATACATATCGTAACTGTCATCGCCATCATCACGAGGCGGCGCGTTATAATCTGTTTGACGATCTAGCTCAGGTTCAATTCTGTCATCGTCGTCGCCAACGGAATTAGCATAGTCTGCTGTATCGTGTCCGTCCCACGGACTTGGTGCCTTACGAACACTGACGTTTCCTGAATTGTCCCAGTTACCGTCATCATCTTCGTATTCGCCGCCCTCTACGCTTTGGCGTGGAGCTAGGAAGTCTTCGCGTGTGAAATCTTCATCAACTTCTTCTTCGCGGACCATGTCAACGTTGTCGTCAGCATGTGTGAATGGGCTGCATTCGCCGTCATCATTCTTTTCAGCATCTTCAGACTCGTCGCAATCTTCTTTAAACATGTCTGAC